TAACGCTTGAAGAAAACGAAGAAGATTGGACAATGGAGTTATCAGAAGCTTTTCCAGTTAAAGGCACGAACTACGAGTTAACTGATTTATCAGAAGGACTGCATGAGGAAATCAAAGCTTGGACACGCAAACATTACGAACACGAATACAGTCGAGGAATTCAAAGTGAAGAACCTTGGGATTAATAAATATAAATTATGAAAGACTTGATACAAGCATTAACAATTCTATTGAAGTATGCCAACGAAGATAGATGTCCGACTCATTGCGAGCATGATGTGCTTTATGTTGGTTGCGGAATTACTTTAGAAATGGTTTCAGAAGAAGATTTAAAAACCCTTGATGATTTGGGTTTTATTTGGGGCGAAGAAGAAGAGGGCTTTATTTCTTTTAGATTCGGAAGTTGTTAATTATGGTAAATCACACAAAATGAGCAAACAGATTTATAGGGTAAAGACAACGCGCGAGTTCGTGACGTTGGAGAAAGTGCAAGTTGATTTCGGGAATGGTGCAGTATTATTTAAATGCAAAATACTCTCATCAAGTGTAGAACATTTTTACTACAAAAACGAACTTACCCCATCTTCAAGGCTAGCGTACAATTGGAATCGATTAATTAATTGGATATGGAAATGAAAGCTAACGAATTTAGAATTGGAAATTGGGTAAACGAAATAAGATGCGACGGCAAATTATATCCATCTCAAATAACACACATTCAAACTAGGGATGGTTTTAATAAAATAAAGTGTAACGGTTGGTTTGCGGATTCACCCATCCCACTAACAGAAGAATGGTTGTTAAAATTTGGGTTTGTTAAAAACAATGATGAATGGATTTTAGACCCGTCTTTTAATGTTAGAATTATTATTTACAACACAGATAATTACAATGGAGTTATGTTTTATACAAGGACAATACATACTGATTTTACGCCAATATATTGTAATAAAATAATAAACAACGTCCAACAACTACAAAACCTTTATTTCGCTTTGACAGGCGAAGAACTAACAATTAAAGAATAACAAATGAAAAAAACTACAACAATTAATAGCCTTGTGCAAATGTAGTGTAACGGTTTCAATTAATAATCACAAGGATTATTACGAGTCAGTTGAAGACCATATTAGCGACGAGGATAAAGAGGAAATCGAGAAAGAAGTTTTTGATGAAATGGTTAAACGAGATACTGTTATTACGGTTCAAGCATATCCTGACACGCCAATTGGATTTTATACGATTCACCACTATGATTTGGAAAAAGCAATTAGCGAAATGTTAAAAGTAGTACAAGATGAAAAACGATAAAATGACACAGAAAACAACAGTAAGCGAATTGGTGAAGTTGCTAATCGAAGCGAAGGGAACGAATAACAAACAACTAGCCTTGAAACTCGGAATATCGAGAATGGCAGTTGGTCACTTTTTAGATCCGAAATCAAACGGTAAAGACAAACCGATAAAGAATCCGTATCTATCCACGATTGAAAAGTACTTTCGAGCGTTGGGTGAAGAAATGGTGGTATTGAACGAGAATACGAATGTGCTTGATTTAAGTGGTTCATCTTTAACTATTGGGCAACTTCAAAAACAACTCGGAATCTTCTACTTCAAAACAAGTATCGGGACTTTCGAAATTGATAACAAAATTTAATGTATGCAAGAATTTAAACTGTCCGCAAAAGTAACAGTTAGCGTTTATACAACTATACTCGCTGACACATTGGAAGAAGCTATATCGATAGCTGAAAACGATAGGCAAATGATGACTATCACTACTAACAATGGCGATGAAGAAACTGATTGTTGGGTATGCGAAGAACTAGACGGGACTCCATTTGACATTTGTACTGACTAATTTAGAATCATTCCAAACTACCAAAACATATTTACAAACCAAAACTAAACCGTAACTTCGCGGTAACTAAAAACAAACGATAAAATGGATATTAACTTAAGATTTATTGGAAAAACAACTTCCGAATTAACTATTATCGATTCAGGAATAACACTAACAGCAGATGTGTTAGATGTAGATGGGTTTGCTTCTGAACAACTAATTGAAGCTTTTAGGGATGTAGCGGAACAATTGGAAAATCATAATTTAGACTTATTAGAAAAACAATAACAATGGCAAAAGGAAGAAGAGTAGCGTATCACGAGTGTGATTTACCTAGACAATATACATCGTTTATTAAAGGTAAACGGTATGATGTAATTGAAGAAGATGTTTATTCATTTCACTTGATTTCTGAACACGGGAACGAATGTTACTTGCTAAAAAAAGGATGTTCTTTCCTGTTTGGCAAAGGTCAATGGATATTAGAAACCGAAACAGAGTAATTATGAGAGAATTAACAACAAAGGAAAAGGAAGATATAGCAAGCGAAGCTGGTCGTTTTATATTAAGACCAATAGCAATAATTCAAGCATTTTTTCTTGTCGCGTTAGTATCAGTTCCATTTATATTTATTTGGGGCAACTCAGACAAAGCAATGAAATTATTGTGGACTTCACTAATTGCGGTATTCGTTTTAGGAACTATTCACTATTTCATTAAGCGTATTTTCATTCAATTGATTGACGACGAGATAAAAGAATTAACCGAAAACAAATCAATTAAAAAGAAAAGTACATTTCAAGAGAGAATTAAAGAAGCAAAAAGTAAAAACCAAAACTAAATAAAAATGAAAAACGGATTAACAGTATCAGAAAAGATTGACGGTGTAGTATTATCGGTAATCGGAAACAAAGGCTTGAAAGGATTCTTAAAAGCGCACACAGTAAGCAATGCTATTGTTCAGCTCGAAACTTTATTGGACGCTGAATACATGAAACCTATTATGGCTTTGCAAAGCACAACGCTAGGTTTCAAAACAGACAAGGATTTGAAAAAGAATCCGAACGGTTATGGCTATGTAAAAGGCGAAGGTTACCCTGTTGAAATAGTTAGAAGATGCTTAATCGAAGCGGTTCTAAAAGGCTACCAGCCTACGAACAATGAGTTCAATATCATTGGTGGTAATATGTACCCAGCCAAAGCGGGTTTAGAGCGTAAAGCAAACGAATGGGAAGGGTTGAAAAAGTCAATCGTACTTAATATTAAAAGTATGCAAGTTGATAAAGGTAGTGCGCTTGTTGATGCGCATATCAAATGGGAAATTGATGGGACTAAAAACGATGAGATTATTCCAATCCCATTAAAGGTAGACCAATATACAAGTGTTGACGCTGTACTTGGAAAAGCAAAAAGAAAAGCACTTGCGTGGTTGCTATCGAACATTAGCGGAGAAACCGTTGTTGATGGTGAAGTTGAAGATTTAGGAAATGCAGTTGTAGTGGATGAAAAGCCAACAAAGCCTACTATCTCAGATGCCGACCTTGATAAGTTGAGATTAGAGAGCTACACCTTAGAGCAAGTTCAAAGCACTTACGATTTAACTGAAACTCAAATCTTACAGTATGAATCATAATTTAGAATTAACAGGAGCGGACTTGATGTTCCGCTCCTATAATTTTGGTGAACTAATGGGCGGATTAAAGAAAGCTGAGTTAACACCAAAGCAAGAAATAACACTTGCAGAACATTTGAGTAGAATTAAGATTACCGAAAATCAAGCTAAAGAACGCGATAGATTGGTAAAGATTCGAGATTCGAAACCTGAATTATCTGACGGTGGCAAAACACTTGTGTTGAATTACTTCAAAGAAATGGTTCGCGGTACTTCGAGAACGTTCTTGAAAACTGACGTACTTGACAAAGGTAAAGAATGCGAAAATTTAGCAATTGCAAGGATATGTAAGGTTAACGGATTTCCACCTGTGATAAATGCTAACAAATTAGGTGTCGTTTTAAAAGACGAATACGGTGAAGGGCATCCCGATGCAATTATAAATTCGCTTCGAATTGGATTTGATGCTAAATGCTCTTTTACAGACGATTCATTCCCGCTGTTTAAAAGCGAGCTAAAGGATGTTAACTACAATTGGCAAGCCAAACGTTACGCAATGATGTCAGGCTTCGATAAATGGCTTGTATGTTATTCACTTGAAAACACTCCAATGCATATAGTTGAACGTGAAGCGTGGAAACTTTGGCGCGAAGGACAAAACGACGGAAACCCAACCGAAAGTTTTATAGACGACGTTAGGCAAATGCATAATTTCGACCATTTACCCGATTGGGCGCGCGTTAAAACATATGAGGTTCTAACAACGCAAAAGGATAAAGAGGATGTCAAGTTATTCGTTGGATTAGGTCGGGAGTATTTCGATAAACTTATGACTGAATACAAGTCAAACCTTATTTAGAATCAGTATAAACTACGTAGTATAGGTAAATATGTAAATATGTTTACCTATATTTGTGTATACCAAAAATTAAAGGATACAAATCATGGAAGTAGGATATAAAATAAAAACGTTTGAGGTTAAATCAATAGTTGAAAAACTAAAAAAGGTTTACAATTCGAACGGTTCTCACAAGCTTTCTTTAGTAAAATACGCTTTATTAATTTCAGAGTCAGGACAGGAAAGAGTTTTGCAAATTGGAAAAACAAAGCTAGATGAATGCGAAATGATTTACACCACTTTTGGAAAGTGGAAATACAAAACATGGAATCAATTATAAATAGTAAAAACCAAAAATTAAAGGACATGAAAGTATCAGTAGAAGAAACAAAAGGATTTACACCAATTAAAATTGAATTGGTTATCGAGTCAGAACAAGAGTTATGTGATTTATGGCTTAGACTTAACGCAAGAAAAAAATCATTTGAAGACCAAAAAGGATCTTTAATATATGAAGCATCAATGACTCTATCAGAAGACTTATTTCATTTACTTGATAAAGCTGTTGAACAATTACGCTTAAAGAAATGAAACCTCCAAGTTCACAAGAGCGTGCGCAACAAAACGTACTGATTGTGCTCGCTATTCTAATCGCAATATTTATAACAGGATTTTTAATGCAATAACCATGGAAAGAATAGCAATATTTACAAACGAAACCGATATAAGATATACTGAGTTTAGACCTAGAGAATTATTTATAGTGGTTAGGTCAATAGATGACGTAAGAGGGCAAAAGTTTTCAGGAATTATACTACAATATGATTGGTATTTAGACTCTAAAAAAGCATTTGCTTATGAACAACTAATGATAAGACAAACTGAGCTAAATAGAAAACCATGAAAAAACTAACATTAATTGCGCTAATGTTGCCAATTATGGGAACAGCGCAAACAGATAAGGTAGCGCATTTCGGAGTAGGATATGCAGTTTCAGCAACGACAACAGGATTTCTTCAACGATACGAAGTTAAACACCCTGTATTAATCGGAATCGGTGTAGGGACATTACTCGGAATCGGTAAAGAAGTTTACGACAAATACAGTGGTAAAGGCCAAGCTTCATACGGTGATGCGTTCAGTACTATCGGTGGAAGTATTCTCGGAAGCTTTACAATCAGAATAAGTTTACCTTTAATTTATTGATTATGGAAAAGCAGAAAACAGCGATGCAGGAATTGATTGAATACGTAGAATCTCAGCAAGATAAATATTCTGGGCATGGTGCTAACGAAACATGGAGGGCACTTCAAAGAGTTTGCGACAAAAGTACAGAACTACTCCCAAACGAGCGCGAGCAGATGATAACAATAGCTGAAAACGCATATTGGGATGTTATTGGAAGTGGCGTAATATCTACTACCGACCAAAAAGAAATCAGATTAGACGCTGAGAAACTATTTACAGAAACATTCGGGAACCATGAGCAACACTAAAAAACCGCCACAGGAGTTGGTGGAGAAGATTAGAGAATCATTAGAAAGCGGAAGTATGGCTGGCGATTATGACGCTGTAATGGACGACTCATATCGATTAGCCCAAATAGCGGTTCAACACGCTGATAGTGAATTGAATGATTACAAGATAAATCATGTTATAAACGAGATTGAAAACGATTATCTCAGAAGGGTAACCGACGAACGAGATGAGTCCGTTTCTTTACTTAGAAGAATAGCTTCTTGCCACGAGAATGGTAACACAGAACAATTGGGACTGTGTATTAAAATAGCCAATATACTACTTAAAAAGCACGAATGAGAAAGCGTTTATTATTGCGTTGGTATCGAATATCAAAGCACTATATCAAGTATAGATTAGGACTTGGAGAAAAGCACTTAATGGAAGTGCATCATTATTATTACATGAAAAAATTTAGGATATGATAACGACAATTAAAGACGGACAGAAGTTACAGGATGGTGATTGGTTCTACGGAACGATAGAACAATATAATGCATTTCTTCGTATTGAAAATCATGAGATAATGTTCAGCCCAAGAAAGTCTACTAAAGGCATTGTTTCCGATACTGACTCAGAAGGAAAAATAATACTCATGACTTTATATGACGGCTCATGCGCAACCGACCCAATTAACGAATACTCATTCGAAGCCTTCAAAAAGCTTTGTGAAAACACTTTTGGCGATGGAAAGTAACGGCGTATGGTTCAACCGCGTACAGTCTATGCGAGAACCGAAAGTAACGCATCACAGGGTAAATCACGACGAAAAGTATTTTGATTTAAAGCGCGCAAAATTTCTTGATAAGTTACCTGTATTAGTAGTAAACCCATTGATTAATTTAACTCAATCTGATTTATTGCAATACAAAATAGTTTCTTACAATTGCGGGAATGCGTTACTTGAGGGGAACAAACTAACATGGGAAATGTTCGAGTCAGTTTATCCTTATATGCAGACTAAGCACCCCATAACGAATAAGTGGACAACGACATTTTTAGCAAACAACAAAGGTCAAAATTCGGTTTTGATAGCAGTAAAAAAATAATGGTAGTAGTACTACGTAGTTACTACCGAAACGAACAACTAACAATTTTAATAGCAGAGAAAGTATGAGGTTGCTAATTAATTATCAGAACACAAAAGCACATGGTGAAGATTTCGCTATAACTCCATTTATTTTTGGAGTGCTTGTAAGAAACTATAAAGTTATAGGAATTGGTTTTTGTTGGGGTTGGTTTTCAGCTTCCTTGTCAATTGGATTAAATGTACCAAAACATTACCCAACTTTCAAAAACTTAACACACTAACACTATTTAGAACGATTCCGTATTAGTAGCGAATTGTTATATTGTAAATATGTTTTAGTAAATTTGATAAACTAAATTAAAAGGAAATGGAAAAAGTAGAAGCAAAAATGCCAAGAGTTGTATTTAGGCCAATTGACACAGATGAAGAATTTCATGGTAGCGTTATTCAGGAAACACATTATTCATACTTAGTTATTCCTGACGATAATTTAACAGGCACAGCTAGATGGAGTAAAAAATGCTGTGAGATAGTGAATTAATACTAAATGAAAGCACTAAAATACATAGCGTTGTTTTGCCTTGGGTTTATACTAGGTGTATCATGGCATTACGTTACGCATCGAGAGATTGTGTTTAATTTGCAGACACTCGAAGTCCAAGAAGAAAATGCACCACGAAACGAAACGATTTATAAACCAGCCACGAAATACGTCGATGATTACGATTCGATTTATTGGAAGCAAACACATTGGAAGTAATGGAAAAGCCAACAGCAGAGGAAATATTGAGAAATCATATTCCGCCACCAAAAAGCGAAGGCGAAAAGAACGATGATGCAAATATCATCAACGCCATGCACGAATTCGCCGACCAACACAAACCGAAGTGGATTAGTGTTGATGATGAATTGCCAAAAGAACTAAATCAAGTTCTTTTATTTGAGAGTAAATACAACCTAATTGTTTTAGGAATGTATGTTGGTGAAAGATGGATTCTAGCTGACGGAAGTGATGTTTTTATAGAAAAGGCAACTCATTGGATGCCACTACCAGAAAACCCATGAAATCGAACGAGGTTAAGCGCGGTCAAGAGGTAATGTACAATGGTTTCGAAGCAATAGTTTTAGAGCCTTGTATTAACTCGGTAAAGATTCAGTTCATGATTGAGTCAACCGCAAAAGAAAAGTATGTCAGCTACGATAGTTTGACGAGAATTAGTAACGATTAAAGTAGTGTCGGGTTCGTTGGCTAAATCTAGAAATGCAAATTAAACAAGCGATTTACTAACTGCACCTCTAGTATAAGTGCACTAGACCACATTACTTTTTAACTTAAAAAACAAACATTATGAAAAAAATAATAACTGGAACAATACAAACAACCTTATCTCCATTCATTATAATTATGGGGTACAACTTAATAAGTGGCTTAAATGTTTCTAACGGAAGCTTGATTTTTGCCTCTATACTTGGTGGAATAAGTATTGTTTTTAATTTCGGAATAGGATGCGCTTTGATTATTAAAGGATATCAAGAGTCAGAAGCTTTTAAAGGTTGGTAAAAATTAGTAACGATTAAAACAAATATAAATTATGAACAATTGGTTTTTAGTAAAGGTGAAATACACCAAACAATTAGAAGATGGAACTTTCAAAAGAGTTTCAGAACCTTATCTACTTTCTGCAATGTCTTTCACGGATGCAGAAGCACGTATCTACGAAGAATTAGGAACAACTATTAGAGGTGAATTTACCGTGCAGTCAATCACTCGAAATGATATTCACGACTTATTCCATTTCGAAGATGCTGACACATGGTACAAATGTAAAATTTCATACGAATCACATTCTGATTCAGAAGAAAATGGAAAAGCAAAGAAAGTTTCACAAGTGATTTTAGTGTCAGCTCATTCAGTTAAGGAGGCTACTGAAAGACTGAACGAATCATTAAAAGGCATGATGATGGACTACACTATCCCGTCTGTTGTTCTTTCTCCAATTGTGGACATTTTTCCGTTCGTTGATAGTGAAGAAAATTAATCATGAAAGATTTTGTAATTACTACGATTGTGTAAAAGAATAATCGTATATTTGAATCTCTAAGTAACGACCAATTACAAGAAAGAAATTATTAGAAGCTCTGTTTGAGAATGCCGTTTGGTCGTGGCTACTCGGACAGGGCTTCACTCATTAAATAACGACCGATTATGGCTAGACCAGAACGCAAAACAGTGGACTACTTCCCTCATTATATAGGTGACGGAAAGAAGATTTTTTATATTGAGCAAAAGTATGGCAACGACGGGTATGCTACTTGGTTTAAAATATTAGAGTCCTTAGCTTCTACTGAGAATCATTTTCTAAGCCTAAATAATCCAATGGACTTACTTTTTCTTAGTGCTAAATGTAGGATAACAGAAGACGTGTTAATGTCTATTCTTGAAGACTTTTGTAAGCTAGGTGAAATAGATGAATTTCTTTGGCTAAATAAGATAGTTTACTCTCATAAATTCATAGCTTCTATACAGGATGCCTATGTAAGAAGAAGTAATAAATGTATGGATTACGGTAGTTTCTGTAAACATTATGAAGGTTTATGTACTACAATTACTCGGTTATCGTACGATAAAAATAGCAATAACACACAAAGTAAAGTAAATAATAATAAAGAAAAGGAGTCTAAAGACCCTATTGATTGGAAATTGCTTTTAACGTTCATCAATGAAACATTCAATCGAGAGTTTAGAATTGTTAGTGAAGACGTTAAACGAAAATACAATGCAAGACTTAAAGACGGTTGGAAGAAATCAGATATCCAAAAAGCAATTCTTTCAGTTAGGAACGACCCTTTTCATTTAGAAAACGATTTCAAGCACGTAACGCTAGATTACTTTTCAAGGGATAAGACTTTACAAATCCATGCTACAGGCAAATTCATTCCGCAAGCTAAATCATTCGACCCATGGAGTTAATCAAAGGGTTCGAGATTACGACAGCTGAATCGATTACAACTGATTTGATGAAGTTTCGGGATAACTACAACGATAAGGGTAAATACTTAGGATTTGAGAAGCTAGACGAATACTATTCAATGGCACTTGGAAACTGTACGGATTGGTCAGGACTTCCAATGAGTGGTAAAACTCAGGTATTAATGGAAATGTTATTGAACACTTCGATGTACTACGGATGGAAGCACCTTGTTTATTTTCCCGATGTTGGAACGAACGTTGAAATTATGTCAGATTTGATACATAAGAAAACAGGCAAGACGTTTAAACCCGAACAGGAAAACACAATTACCGATTCTGAAATAACAAGGGGTGCAATGTGGGTTGCTCAATATTTTAAAATCCTAACAAAGAAGGATATAAAAGCGAAAATGACACCCGTTGAATTTTGGGACTTAGCAGTTCACTTGAAGAAAACGGGCGAATTGCACACTGCTTCTATTGATAGTTGGAAGGATATGAACCACAAGTACAATGAACATGGTGGTTACGCTCAGTACTTGGAATTTGTTTTGCCTTATCGAAACCAAATAGCAGAAGATAATAATTTGCACTTGCATACGATTATACACCCTAAAGAAACCGAGAAAGGGAAAGACGGTAAACGAACCGCTCCGAAACCTTACGACTTGAAAGGGGGTTCTGAATGGTTTAACTCAGGTAAGTGTATGGTAACCGTTCACCGTGAAGACGTGACAACGAATGCAGTGAAGATTATAATCAACAAAGTTAAACCGCGTGCAGTTGGAAAGCCAGGCGAAGTTGAATTGTTTTTTGATATGAAGAAATTTGTCTACTACGATTCTGAGATATTCCAAGGCGGTATAAATCGAATCTACGCAAGTAAGCGAGATGAAGTTGTGAAAGAAGAAATTAAGTTTGTCCCACTTAATCCGCAAATGTCCAATTTCGATAAACCGAAAACAAATCTATTCGTTAGCGAAAAAGATGATGATGTACCATTTTAAAAAATAAAACATGAAAGAACTTGAAAAACCAACAGGGAATTTACCTAAGCCGAAAACAGACGGATTGTTTTGCGGAACTTTAAAAGAAATTGCAAGAGCTCAAATTTCTATTTTAAAAGGTGATAGAACGATTGATAGTAGTGAACTAGAGTTATCTATCGGATTGTATTCTTTCTGTGCGTTAGAAACCATTAAAATGCTTCGAAGATATAAGGATAAAATGAAGCCCGACCACCCTGCAATTGCAGAATTCGAATTGAGTATCACAAACCTACTTACTTCGATTAATTATATTTCGATGTTGCGTAAAGAATATATGATTTCAAGACAACGAAACGCGGATTTAGAGCTTGCATTATTCAAAGAACGATTGGATAAAAAAGAACTCGAAGCTGAATTAGATAGACTTAGAAAACAAAACGAAACACTGATAGCTGGATTATAAACCAATTTTAACTGAATAATATGGACAAGAAAACGAGAAAACTAGACGAATTCATGAATCATAATAACGCTGAAATATGTGTTTTTGCTTTTAAGAATCATATACACAACGCAAAGGCGATAATTAAACAAGAATTATTGTGTAATGACGAAGAATTCAAACAAATTGAATCTAACTACCATTTCAATGGATTGGCCTCTTGGTATGTAAAACCGAAAGTAAAAGCCAAAAGAACTGGTAAAGAAATTAAGCGATTGAAAGAACGTGAAATATTAGTTGACAAAGAAAATTTATCAATAGCAATTCCGATTGGAATAGTTTTTACTGAGCAAGATAATTTGGATATTAATAAATTAGTCGGCTACGGTTATTTGTGCCAGAATCAAACTTACAAACTATTCTAATGAGCAGAAACTACATAAGACGTACGCTAATCGAAATCACTTCAACAAGTACCGAGGAAGCAACTAATATCCTAAAACTTTTGAACGGTCGAAACGTATTCGAAAACAAAGGATATCTACACGCTGGCGCAACAATGAAAATAAGTACGTATTCAGAAAACACAGAAGCGCGAATAAAAACAGTTAGCTCGATGCGATTCGAGAAACAAGGAAACGAAACAGTATTAATAATCCCAAGTAAGATGAACTTCACTATTTAGAACCATTACAAATAACGTCGAAATAGTGATAATGTAAATATGTTTACTAACTTAGCGGAAACTAAAAGAAAAGAAGTATGGAAAATTTAATAGGAAGAAAAGTAAAGGGGTTCAGGTTTGAGAGTTGTAAATACGGTGATATTCGTTTTCCGATTGATATGGAAAAGCACATAAATAAAAAAGGTGTCATTAAGGTTTATAATGAACATAATAATTCATTTAAAGTTGAATTCAAAAACGGTCAATCGTATTGCTACCCCGCAGAACTAATCGAGCAGTATTTAATAAACGAAAACATGAAAGAAAGAAAACTATCCGATTTGAACGCGGGGGAAAAGAAAATCGCAGTATTGGCGTTGAGAGAGTATTGTAAAGATGATTCTTTTGAATATGATACTTCATCTTATCAACTTGGAAGCCATGACCATATCAACACTTTCATTAAACACCACAACCTCGAGCCGATTAAAATCGAAGTCGGGAGGGTGTATAAAGTGGTTAAAGGTAGTGACGAGTATTTATTTATGCATCAAAAAGATGGAAAATCTTACGGGTTCAGTAAAGGTAAATGGATAAATCACGCTTGGTATACAGAAGGAAATTGGGGTAAATATGCTGTTATCACCGAAGCCACCGACAAAGAGTGGTTCGAAGCGTTGGATAGAGAACGGGTAAAACTTGGATTGGTTGAGGGGGTTGAGTTTAAAAATGTTGCTACATATAATTTAGGCACAATATACACTTTAGAGGGCAGTAATTTCAGACATGGGTATTCTGAGGATTCTTTAGACGAGGTTAATTCTAATGGGTTAATATTTAAAAACGGCGTTTGGGCAACTATAATCGACCCAAAACAAGAAGTGAAAGACCAAATCGAAAAGATGGAAGCGGAATTGAAACGACTTAAAAAATTGGTGTGATGGAAGTAACAATAATCGACGCAATGATGTACGTATGCGTATTAACGGTTATAGGTATATGCCTAATGATTTATAATAAAACGAAGTAATTCACGAGGTGAAATGAAAAACACACCATACATAATTTGTGGAGTCGATTTTTGGTCGATAAACACTTTGAGTAATCAATTGAAATACTCAACTCGAAAGTTAGTCCATTTGATTCGTAATTTACAGAAAATGGATGATGTCAATAAATTGATTCTTCAATTAATCAGAATCATTTGTGAAATTATTTATTTGATTGGAGTTGCTGTTAGTTTGAAATCACTTTTTCAAAACAAAATTATTCCTATTGAAAAGAAACCTCAATTATTAATAGGTTACAATCCAAGTTAAGTAAAACATTATGTTAAATAGAAATAACACTAAAAACTAAAATCATGATAGACATTTTACAATCAATAGCAATTATTTTGCTCGGAATATCATTCTATGTATTGCAGTATAGAGTTCACAAAAACCAAAAAGATAGAGTTGAAAAGGATTTTGAAAACGCTATACAAAGGGAATATGAATCTTTTCCAGATATAAAAAAAGTGGAATTAGAACAAGAGAACATTGTTTTAAAGCACAAAATAGAAAAACAAGGCGATAAAATTAAAGGTCAAGAACAGATAAATGTAATTTGTTTTGAAGTTATTTCTGATATGTGGGAAAAGTTACACGAGTTAGAATCAGAAAATATAGAACTCAAAAAGAAACGTAACACAAAACAAAAATAATCTATCTTTGTTTAAATCGAAAATCAACATGAAAAAGGAATACAACGAAATGACAGAGGATGAAAAAGCAATTGATAATCTTGAAGGGATTCGAGCTATGTTCAAATTCTTTACAATATTAGCGGTAATCGGGTTGTTCTCATGTGTAATATATGGCGTGATTGCTTCAAAAGTATTCAGTAATTTTTAGAGTATGGTTTCAAGAACAATATCAGATGAAGTCTTTGAATTAGTTTGCGAACATATTGAAACGACTAGAGATGGACTTCAATTAATTTGCGACAAACACAATATTAAGCGTAGTACGTTTTATGACTTGCTTGAGGGAGATAAAGAGAAAGCCGACAGGTACACGCGCGCAAAAGAGCGTCAAGCTGACTATCTAGCCGACTTGATACTTGAGGTTGCATTTGACAATGAAAAGGACGATACCCCGTTTACTGGTATAAATCACATTCAAAGAGACAGGTTAAAGGTTGATTCACTTAAATTCATCGCTTCAAAACTCAAGCCTAAAGCGTATGGTGATAAGGTGGATATAACTTCTAAAGGCGAAAAACTCCCAAGTATACCTACTCAATTTACTGTTGAAATAATTAGACCTTCGGAAGAAGATTAACTGAAATGCAACCTATAACTAAGTGTCTATTCAAGGCTACACCTGTTTTTGAAACTTGTTGGGATGCTATCAATAAAAAGGTTGAATTCAATAGAAAAGACCCATTAACAGGAATTGTTTCTATTGGATGGAAAAGAGCTTACAAACTTTTTGAACAGGTTGGCGGTTCTCGTTCTTCCAAAACATGGAGTAACTTCCAAATCATTTACCTTTATTGTAAAGAAAATAAGAATAAAACAGTAATAGTATTGCGTGATACCGCCTCAGATTGTAGAGATAAGGTCGAAACGGAATGGAGGCAATGGCTACAAGACCCTCATTTAAGGGTTAATCAATTTGAGCGTGGAGAAATAACAATAGAAGAACTTGATTTATTCCTTAACGAGGAGAATTTAGCCAAGGACATAATAGAAAATAAAAGCCTTCATTCGTGGACTTTTCCTAATGGATGTATAATTACTTTTACTGGTGTAGACGATGAAAATAAAGCTATAGGTAAATCTGCTGACATAGTTTGGGTTAACGAGCCATACAAGTTCCCTGAAGAGGTTTTTAAACAACTTAGAATAAGATGTAAAGATTTTATGTTATGGGATTGGAATCCAAAACAAGGTCATTACATTGAGAGATTCAGAGTTGAACCAGATACTTTTGTGCATAGGTCAAACCTTACAATGAATCCATTTTGTCCAGAAGCAAGCAGACGAGAGATACTTGCTTTTCAACCTGTTAAATACTCAGAAGCTGTAACGTTAGAAATACTAACTGAAGCGCAAGCAAGACAGTATGATTGTGAATTGAACCCATTAAATCTATCAAAAAAACAAGTTAAAGAATTATTAAGATGTCGCTTGAATGAAGAAAATAATTCTTCGTCTGATTTTGATTGGTTAGTTTATGGGTTAGGTCATAAAGCAGAAAAACCAAATCGAGTATTTAAGTTCATCAAAATACCACGTAAGAAATACGACGATTTAGATTCAGTTGAATATATTGGTTGTGATTGGGGAAAAAATCACAATTGGGGGATATTATCAGCTAAATTCTACGATGGCGCATTGTATTTGCGTGAACTCAATTACAAGTCGGAAATTGACACGATGAAAGAATTACCACTCGATGTATTGACCGATTTAAAGAAGCAAGAGAAAGAAGGCGAGAACCTAGGTATTGTTTCATGGATGTTCTCGAAGCTAGGTATTAGTAAAAAGCAAACGATTATTTGCGACAATAACAGACCGTTAAAAATAGCCATGCTTCGTCGTTGCGGATGGGATTACGCATATCCAGCGCAAAAAGGGCAAGGAAGTATTAAGGATGGAATTGATATCGTTGATTCAATAACGGTATACTACACGGAAGATTCGCCAAATATCGAAATGGAACAAGAAATGTATTCTTATCCAACAGATAGATATGGAGTAGTACTAGATGAACCTGAAGACACTTATAATCACTTACTAGACCCTGTTAGATACATTTGCCAACACTTGGTAAAACTTGGGCTGATTAAAGTTGTTTAACGTTCGCTAAATTCATGGCTTCTTTCAAATCCATTCCTAAGTCAACGTAAATCTTAACCGTTTCAGCTTTCTTTTTATCAGTTTCTGATTTCTTAACTTCGTCCTCTTGGAAACAAGGTAAGTGAGAATAATCTAATTCTAACCACTCATTATCGGGTAAATTTAAACCACGTTTAAGAAGTGAACAAAATCTACCAGCGAAAGGAAAGATTCCATCTTGGTAACCCATTCTAAGTCCTTCCAATAAATTAGCTTGAATCTTTGACTTTTCCTTACTGAAGATGTTATCATTCAATTGAACTAAATCAATAAGCACCTTAGTATCTTCACTGATTTCTTCGAAAAGCATATTCTCTTTAATCGCAAATGAAGTAGGGATAAATTGAACGTCACCATTAACTATTCTCACTGTTGATTGACCGTCAAAATGTCCGTGTGTTTCTTCCTGACCTTGACGTTCTATTGTTTGTTGGTCTTCAGTTCTCAATGCTGTTGCACCAATAGCGTCTTGTGATTTATTGGCGTAAATACCTAACGCACCTTTACGGTTGATGTTGGCGTTTCGATATCCCATTGCACCACGGATATTACTTATTTCCATGTGTGCGCAATTCAACATCGATTCGCCAATTATCGCAGACTTGCCCCCTGAGCGTCTAAAGTGTAAAACTTGGTCGGCTTTGTAAACATCGTCTTCGCTATCGTTATATCTGACACGATAGTCTTTTATTATTTCATTTACTTTACTTGAATTCCAACGCTTACCAGTAGTTGTTATTTTAATTTGAGGAAATGGTAGGTTGTTGATTATGTATGGAATATCATTAAATCCTTCAGGGTAAATCGGCAACGCTATATTGTTACCATAAACCCAATAGTTTATTGATACTTCAGTTAACCATTCTTCACCTGATTGCAAAGGGTTTGGATTCTCCAATAATTCAACAAGTGGGCTATCTTCAATTACTCGACCTTTTTTCGTTCCATCTTTCACCTTATGAACAAAACGACCATTTGCAAACATAGAAGCGTGACGACCTACAACCTTTTGAATTGCGCTAGTAGTAGTGAATAAAGTCATTTCTCTACCGCAAACGGTTTCCCATGTTTCAGAGCTTTTATTCCATTCGAAGTTTGGGTCAATTTGCCAACCCGCATCAGTTCTTGTAAATCTGTCATTACCTGAACCCCACTTTAAAATATTGAATCCACCTATACTTATGTAGCCCATAATTAAATTATTATGTTAAATACAACAAATGTATTCATTTTTATATACATTTGCCTAAAATCGTTATTATGTTAAATAGAAACGAAGCTATAAAAAAACCTTTTATCGATGTTGATGCGATAAAACAACAACGCGACAAGATTATAAAGGGTTCTAAAATCATTAAGAAATGACATTAGAGGAAATCCTAGCAGACAAAAATTTAGCAATACATAAGAAGAAATCAGAGATTCAAAAGTCTGATTATTCTAGCGTTATGTTAGATTCAATTGAAAAGGCTTACGATTCAGGAATTAAATCTTTAGAGGTTTTAGTCTATGAAGCTGTAGTAAAGCGCGAGAGAAACGAAGAAATGTTCAAGAACTATCTTAACGGTTATGTTCTTAATCATTCTGTAGGAATGCGATATGTAAAGCTTTTGTTTTGCTATGACAATTCAGAGCCAGCTTACACCCAAGACAAAGAGAATTTCGATAAATATTCAAAGCAGATTCTAAACAAAGATGATGTTGGTGAATATTTTTGGGCTATAATTGAAGCTAAAAACATCGAAGGTTCTGCGGTTGTGAAAGGTTCAAACTTCCTTACACCTGTTTTAAATATGGAGGTTATTGATGAAAACACAATCAAAGTAAAGGTTGTTATTTCACCAAGTAATGTTTTAGATTCGCACAAAGACGTTCATATCCCTAAGTTATGGAATCAGTCGTTAAATCAAAATCAATACGACCTTCTTATTCAGGAACATGACATGGACTTTGATAAGATTATCACCGACTCTATTTCAGGTGATTTAAAGGTTTATACCGAAATGATATCAGTTAAAGAATTGATGAGTAAATTTTCAAATAAAAATATTGAGCAGGCTTCGACCACTCATAAAACAGAAGTAGGTAAATCCACTTCGAAAAAAGTATCATTATTATTAACTTAAAGAAACAACAAAATGTTTGTAGAAAAATCCCCAGAAGAATTCGAAGCCATGACATCAAAAGAGCAGGCTGAATATCTTATGGCGCAAAAAGCGCACAACGCAGAAGTAAGACAAAAAGAAATTACCGACGCGTTAGAAAAGTTTAAGTCTGAGAACAAGGACGAAAACAAAGAAGCGATTGATAAGCTTGAAAAAGAATCTGAATCTTTGAAAGAATCATTACGCATTATTGGTGTTCGATTGAAATCATTGACAGAAGCTCCGAAATCAAGTTCAAATAAATCGTTTGAAGAGTCTTTTACAGAAGCTTTTGAAGCCGTAAAAGGTGAATTAGATGAAGTTGCTGATGGTAAGAAGAATTCTATTCAAGTTAAAGCAGTTGTAAATATTACAGATGCTACGACTATCGACGCTGTTGGTTCTGCTAATCACATTAATTTGACTCAAAACACTGGTATTATTTCAAAAATTCGTTCTCGAATCCTGAAATACTTATCAAATGTTTCTTCCGCAAAAATGACAGGTAACAGAGTCAATTGGATTGAGGAATTAGATGAGCAAGGAACGCCAATTTTTATTGCTGAAGCGGCGACAAAAACAAAGGTTTCTGTACGTTACGAAGAAAGAGAGGCTAAATCTAAAAAGATTGGTATCCACTCAAAAGTTTCAACTGAAATGTTGCGTAATTTGCCTCAATTAATTCAGTACATTAAAATGAACTTGATTAAACGAGTTGATATCGTTACTGAAGACCAATTGTTCAATGGTGACAATACAGGTAATAACTTAGCTGGGTTAACAGAATACGCCGTTCCATTTACTGGTGGTACTTTAGCTGGTACAATTGCAATTCCATCAAATGCAGACGTTTTTAGAGCATTAGCACTTCAGGTTGAAGAACAATATGGAATTGCTTACGCGGTTTTTGTTCGTCCTTCTGTGTTAGCTTCAATGGATGTAGAAAAATCAGTAGACGGTGTTTACTTGTTGCCTCCGTTCAGGTCAGCTAATGGAAACATGGTAGCTGGAATGGAGTTGATTTCTTCAAATGGATTACCTTCAGGAGTTGATTTTATTGGTGGTGACCTATCAGCTATCAACGTACGTTTTGCGGACACAATGACTGTTCAAATTGACAAGTCTGGAACTGACTTTGTAGATAACTTACGTACAATCTTGGTTGAACAAGAGTTAGTACAATGGGTTTCTGCTAACGATGTGCAGGTATTGGTTCAAGGTGATATGGCAACTGCTATTACAGCATTAACCGTTTAATCATGAAGTCCGTAACTGTGATTGTGGCTTTTTGCGGAATAGAAGTTGGTACGAAGAAAAATCTTCCTATCCGTATAGCTGATAATTTAATTGAACGCGGTTTAGTTGAATTAGCTACTTCTAAAGAGCCAAAGAAAAAGGTTGAAGTTAAAGACAAAACTGAGGAATAATGCTTATAAATGTTTCTGATTTCGTTGGGTTTTACCTATTAGCAAAGAACACGTATGCTATCGACCAAATACAGGAATTCATTGATGAGTTTGAAAGACCCGCGCTTAACGATTTGTTAGGTGCGGAACTTTCTCAGATACTTATTGACGATTCAGGTTCAGGTGAACCAGTAGATGCGGATTTGCTTAAGATATTCAATCCTTTTGATTTGGATTTGAATTGCGGTACTTATCACTCAAATGGAATCAAGAAATATTTAGCTGGCATTATTTACTACAATGTTGTTTCAATGAATCGTTTAAAGCCGTCTATTAACGGAGGACTAGCGAAACGTAAAGTAGAGTCTGCTGAAGTTGTTAATTACAAGCCTGAAGCGACTGCGCGATACAATTCATCTATTGACACAAGTAGAGCTATTCAAGCTTATATTTTGGAGAATTTAGATAAATATCCAACGTTCAAAGGTCGTCGAATTCTTTACAATTGCCCATGATAGACATTGTCCAAATAGTAAGAGATGAAATAGTCGCTAATATTGATAACACGGTAATAGTGAAGGAAATCGTCACAGACGATGAGCTTACAATTACAATCAAGTTATGTGACTACAAGTGGATTAAAGTAGGGCAATTCATGGTTGATGAGAATTTCGCGCAGTGGGGAATAACTTCAATTAACACTATAACAGGTGAAATAGTTGTTTTAATCCCAGGCGAAACAACCTTAGTTAAAAGACAAGTTCTAACCATAATCGAACCGACTTTTGTTTTTGGCTCAGTTAAGACAGCCGACAATGAATGGACTTTGAGAAACAATTCCAATTCAATTGTAGGTTTGCCGTTAATTTGGTTAGCGGGTTCGGTTAATGAGAATGAAGATGAATTTGATAGTCCGATTGATTACGAAGCTAGTCTACGTATTTTCTTCTTGGATGTTATTGATATGACAGACTCATTAGACGACCAACAACGTGACCAAGGTGTACGACCGATGTTAGCGCTTGAGAAAGGATTTAATGATTCAATTGAGTCAAGTTACAAGGTTGATAGATTAAAGTCAGGACAACGTAAAACACTAAGTATTTTCGGGAACGAAGATAAAGGCGGTTTCTACGAAATGATTTTCGATGAAGAATTAGGAGGTGTTGAAGCGCGACCAACATTAACGATTTACAAATCAGTCGCGTGTAAATGTTAAATTAAAAACACAAAATATTATGAGTGAAATTTGTTGTATGTCTGGACTAGCAAACTTCGGAAGAGGTAAATGTCCAACACAAATAGCTGAAATTATCGGGATGGTCTTTACTCCAACTTACGATAATGACAATCAGTTGAATTATATTGATTTGACCGCTGACTTTGGAAACACTGAGGTACTAGCATTATTAACGTCTTCTGACCTTACGCAATGGACACCTTCTCCGCGACTTTTTGCTACGAGCATTGTTCCTGCTGACACTGTTTTTGACGAGGCTACAGACGGAACAAAGTCTTTTGTGCGTGATGGAATATTGCCATTCGCTACAGAAGTAAGAGACAAAGACGCTGTCCCTACTGTTCAGAAGAAATTAAAAAGCTACAGGTGTAAAACGGTTTCGGGATATCCATTGTCAAGAGATAATCAGTTAGTTGGTAGAGTTTCAAAAGACGGTACTAAATTATATCCTTTGGAAATTAACTCAGGTTCGATTGACCCTAAATTAATGTTCCGTGACGCACAAGCGACAAACAAAATAATGCTTGCGTTTGATTTTGACAACCTTGTAAAAACTGAAGACTTCTACGTGTTACAAGGTGACGATTTGACTACACCTGTTGATTTCTTGCGTTTACAGAAACTTACAGATGTGAATATCACAGTTGCTTCACACACTACAACTACTGTTGTATTCAGTGTTAAAACTGATTTTGCACAGGGATTAATTCCAAATAACGATGTTATTGGTCAAGATGCTACTGATTTTGTTTTCACAAACATTACAGACGCAACAACAATCACAGCGATTACGGTGGAAGAAGACCCAGCAATTGACGGTCAATACGAAGCTACATTTGTTGCACAAACTGCTACTGATATTGTAGAGGTTTCAATGAATACGGCTCAAAACTTCTACAGAGGTTCTAAAGAATACACAGTGTAACATGAGTTACATTATTGTAGGTAAGGCTAGTTTATTGATTTCTGAATTAAAAGACAAAAAGCTAGAGGAAGCTCAAAAAACATTCGGCAAAATCGACAAACGAATTGTTGAGAAAGCATGGAAACAAGCTAATTTGAAGCCTAAAAGATTGGCTGAAGAAAAGACAAAGTAACCTTGAAGCCCTGTTGAAATCGTTTAACAGGGCTTTTTAATACAAACAAAATGTTTCAGGATTCAGATTTGTACGATAAACTTAAACGCTTATCAGAAATGAATGAGGACGATGCGTGGATGTTTGCATTTGAGAATAGTTCGTTTAGACAAGAAATAATAGATTCGGTTCGAAATAGATTGTTTGAGAAAGGAACTAACGACCAAGGGCGTGTTATTGGTGTTTATAAGCCAGCTTCAGAACGAATTGACCCGAATAAAATAGCAGGGACACCTTTCACGTTAAAAGATACAGGTAGGTTTTACCAGTCGATTTACATGGGTGTTTTTAGGGATTATTTCTTTATTGATGCGAATCCACAAAAAGGTAGAGATAATCTGTTTGATAAATTTGGAGATGGAATTATCGGTTTAGATGCAGAACAAAAAGAGTGGTTGAATAATAGAATTTCAGAATATTACTATGAGTACATTGAACAAGTATTACAGCGAGATTGACGACTTTCCATTATGGAATTGGTCTAAGTGTTGCAAAGGTGAATTAATTCATTGTAGAATCGATGTAAAAGAAGGTTCTGAAAAAGAAGATGCTGAAGCATGGGAAAATATTTTCAATGACTTTATCGCAAAGATTGGATTAGGCGACGAATATATTGAGTATTTGGATTTGGTTAAACGCAGAGCATTACTTCAATTGGAGTACTTGGAAACGAGACAACGAAGAGTATTGAATGAGGTTAATTTATTGACCAATACAATACTGTCACACAAAGAACGAATTAAAAGCGATAGCAACGGTTCAATTGCAAAAACATTGAATTGGTTGAGTAGACGAGAAGGATATCCAGTAAAAATAAAAGACACAACAACACTTGCTTACTTTGAATTAATCAAAGAAGCTAATACTGCAAGCAATGGCTAAACAATTCAAGAGAGAGGTTGTAGATGCCACAGAGGCATTAAACAACATGGCATCAATTGCCGACAGAGTAAAAAAAGGATTTGATGAAGCTGAAGCGGTAACTCAAAGATTTGCTAAGTCATTAGGAATGGTAGTAAATAATGCTGATTTAAGTAAAATCAGTGGTATAAATACTGTTTTATCTAGTGCTGAAAAAATCAACAAGCAGACTGAGCAAACGATTATTCTCCGTAAAAAAGAACTTGAACTAGCAAAACTAAACGAAAAGGTCAAGCTATCTGAGATACAACTTTTAAATAAACAAGCTACTGCAGAAGCTAAGGTAGTGTCTGAGCAAAAGAAATCAGAGCAACAAACCAATAAAAACGCACAGGCAAACAATAACAAAGCGAAAAGCGTTAAAATGCTTACCGTTGCAGAGGCTCAATTACTTCAACAACAACGTGAAGCCGTTGCAAAAACAAAGGCAATAGCTCAAATGCGTAATGCTGAAACTGGAAGTTTACAACAGTTAGAAGCAAAAATGAAGTTGGTCGAAATGGCTTATAATCGACTTTCTTTATCTGAGCAACAAAATGAGAAAACAGGCGTTCGATACCTTAAAAGTTTAGCTAATGTTCGAGGTGAATTACAGGCACAGCAAGCCATGTATGGAAAACACACGCTGAACGTTGGTAATTATGCAAGTGGTTATAATGGGCTTTCAAATTCAGTTAGCCAATTAGCTCGAGAAATGCCAGCATTTGCCAATTCCATGCAAACGGGATTCATGGCAATATCCAATAACTTACCTATATTCTTTGATGAGATTGGTCGAATTAAAAAAGCAAACATTGACCTTGCTAGTGCTGGTGAACCTGTTAAATCAGTGTTTAGTCAGGTTGGAAAATCAATATTCTCACTTAGCTCTGCTTTAAGTATTGGAGTTACTCTACTTACTATTTATGGTAAGGATATTGTGAATTTCATAGGTGATTTATTCAAGGGTTCTGATGCCTTTTCTAAGACAGCAATTGAAGCGAAGAAACTTAATGCACAACAAAAAAGACTCAACGAAGAAACTAAAAAGAGCCGTGAATATGTAGCAAATGAATCAGCTGAATACGTTGGTTATTTAATGAAATTAAGAGCTACAAATCAAGGTTCAAAAGAGCGTTCTAGGATTATTTCAGAGATAAACGAAAAGTATGGAACGACTCTTAAAAATATGCAAGATGAAGCCAAATTTCAATCAATGATTAACGGCGAAGTTCTTAAATACATTGCATACAAACAACAAGAGTATAGAGTAAAATCATTAGAGGAAAAGATTACACTTAACCTTCAAATGCAAGAGCAAGCACAAGTTAAATTGAATAACGCTCGTAAAAATGCATTGCATTGGAATTCATTAGTTGAAACAAGTGAAGCTGATTTAGCTGGTCAAGGAACATCATTGCTAGAAACACAAGAGAATGCGAATAAAGCGTATCAAGATGCACAAAGCGAATTAGAATCATTACAGAATCACTTGTATAGTTATGGTTACGGTTTACTTGATGCTGAAGGTAAAATGAGTGGATTCGGATATAAAACAAAAGAATCGACTCAAAACCTAAAAGAATTCAACGTTGAGCTTTCTAAATTCGACGTGATATTAGCTAATATTCAGAATTATGATAGTGAGGTTCAGTTACGATTTGATATTAGAACAATCGCGAATCAATCTCAATTAGATACAATTTCGGGTAAATTCGAAGACTTTAAAGAAGGTGTATTTAATGGAATTGAACAAACTGGAACTTATGTTGAGGCTGAATTATTCAGAATCCTTAACGATGAATATGACTTAAGAAAGAAGATTATCGAGGAACAAAACGCATTTGAAATCGAACAACTAAAAGATAAGTTGGCAACCGAAAGCGCGCTAAGGCTTGGTGAAATCGAGAAAGAGAAAAACGAGAAACTTGCGGAAATAAATCAAACTGAAAAAGATTTGTTTGCTGAAGGTAAATTGACTTCTGAGCAGAAAGCTTTAATCAACAAGGCTAAAATCGACCTTGACCGTAATTATCAAACTGAGCGTAAAAAGATTAGCGACGATGTTGTAAAACAAGAACGAATAATTGATTTACAGTTAGAGAAATCTAACGAGCAGAAAAACAAGGATATTACTCAAAACGAACGTGAACGACTTGAAGCAATTAAAGACCTGAATAATGAGCTTTACGAATCTGAGCAAAAAGCAATTGATAAACAGAAAGAAGAACGCGAAAAAGAGGAAGAAGAAGAAAAAGACCGTCTTGAAAAAATGAACGATTGGCGAAGTCGCTTAATTGAGAAAAGTCTTGACGCGCTAAAGAAAGCTTCTGAAGAACGCGAAAAGTTAATTGATAAAGAGATTCAAGCAAGTGAGAAACTGTCTGACGCATTACAAGCGCAAGCAAATAACGGAACGATTACAGCGCAACAATCATTAGCAGAACAGCAAAAGATTACTAATCAGAAAACACTTGAAAAACAGAAAGAGCAGAAATTGCAACAACAATTAGAAGATATTAAGATTCTATACCAAGCAGTTGAGCATTATGTTGATAAAGGCGACACCGTGCCAGTTGCAACAGGTAAAGCATTCCTAGAGGTGAAAGGATTAAAAGCATTAGCTGGTTCATTGAAAGGATTCTTTACAGGAACAAAACGAACGGTTGGCGAAGAACTTGGTGCGCCACAAATAGCGGGTAAAGATGGTCACATCATACGTGTTGACGGTTCGGAAAAGATATTTAATCCTGACCAATCGAGAGCAACAGGTAGCGCAACTACTGATGATATTGTAGACGGCTATCTATTCGCAAAGGCGATAAGTCAAGGAGCTTTAAACAACCTTTCTATTGGCGGTAATAATAGCCGATTCGACGACCGAGTGATAAAGCAACTCGATTCTTTGGAGCAGACTATCCGCAATAAACCTGAAACGCAATTTGATGTAAATAAAATCGGTTCGGCTTTGATTGAGATTTCAGGTAAAACCAAAATAGGGAATCAGATTATTCACAATAGATTCATTGTAAAAAACTAGTTATGCAATTTGACTTAGGCGGGGTTGTAGGCACTCCAAGAAACTACGAAAGCATTAACTTAAAATGCGACTTTACAGGGACTCCAAATGTGCTTTCATTTGGTACTGACTCGGTTATTTTCGTTAATGAGCAACGTGAAAAAATATTGCTTCACAAAATGACTGTTGGAGCGACCGAGGGGATACCATTAACAATCACTTGTGATAGCGGTCAGCAATTAGAGTACTATGTTGATTTGATGGAAAAAACAACGTATCGAGATACTGAGATTGAATGCACTGTTAAGAAAAGATTTGCAAACGAGTCATTCTTTACCCAAGCGGATGGATTTACTTTTGATTTAGGAAAGGCTAAAGGTATTAATTATGAGATATTTGATACGCCTTACGCGATTATCGAAACTAACCAAGTAGTTAAAGGGCTTGTTATGTCGGTCGCATTGTACACAATGGTTCAAGCATTAGCCGATGCAATAAAAGAAGCGAGTAATATAACCGCAGAATTTATTAGTGCGATTGGCACTGATGTATCTGACGCGATTTCAGCTGGAATTAAATTAACAGCTCAAATAGTTTACATAGTTGCTTTAGTTTTAGCGATTAAGAAAATGTGTGAGCAACTACGAGAGCTAATATTTCCAAAGATTCGACAATTCAAAGCATCGAAAGTTCGTGACTTGATATTGAAATCAGCTAACTATTTAGGTTATACAGTAGAAAGTACGTTATTGGATTCGATAGCGCCTTTAACAATTCTACCAGTACCGTTGATTAAAGGCAAACAAGATATACTGCAGTACATTGAGAATGATTTGAATTTCGCTTTTACAAAAGGATTTCCGAGTTCACAGGATACCACTCCGACATTGGGCGACTTAGTACGGGCGGTTGAAACTACATTTAACGCAAAGACAACGGTTATTGATAACGTGGTTAGAATTGAGCGTAGAGATTTTCAGTTTAATGCTTATCAGAATTCAATATTTCCAGCGTTAAACATTCAAGCCAAAAGACAAAATGAACATGAATTAAACACTTCAGAAAGTTGGAGGCGTGCATTTGTGACGTATAAAGTTGATTTTACCGATTTGCACACAGCTAATAATTTCGACCCATGTGACCACGAAGTAAGCACTGAGCAAAGTAACATACTTAATCCCGACTTGGTTTCAATCAAAGGGTTGCGTCAAATACCAATACCATTTTCACTAGCATCAAGAAAACAGGAGTTAAATTGGTTAGAAAAACGTGTTAAATCGTTCTTTGAATTCGTTGATGCATTGACTTCTATATTCGGTAATGGAACTAATTTCGCTGGAATAATTGACGCTAGAATTGGAGTTACACAAGTATCACAGCAATTCTTTTCAACTACCAAATTGCTTTGGACTGTTGCTGGTAGACAACCCGCAAACTTCTTAAATTACATATCGGCTAAGAATATTTGGTTGAACTATCATTTAATTGACACCATATCGAATAATAGCTACAAAATATTTTCGAATGCTAGAACAATGTTATCGTCGGCAAATTTCGTAGATTTACAAAGTTGTAATTTCGCAAATATAAACGGTGTAGATAATTGTGAAATACTTACAGTAGATTACAATGATTGGGATAAATCAGCGGTTATATCATACAAAGAGCCGTTCAATTGGGCGTTTAACACTAATTTAATTACGATAAATGATTAGTCAGGAGGAAATATTAAAACAAGCTCAATCACTTGTTGCTAACATTGATAAAGCCATTTCGGTAGCTTTTATTAAAGGGACTGGAAATAACCGTGTTAAATCAGTGGCAGACGATGTTGCAAAAGCACTAGACCAACTTAAAACACAATTAGGGAATGGCAACAAAAATACTAAGTAGTTCTTTTGAGGATATTTACGGTAATGTAACAACATTTTACCGTGGGAATGTTGATGATTTAATCACAGCCACTTTTGTAGTTGAGAATGCTATTGAAGAAAAGAGCACGGATACTAATTATTTCTATGTTGATATTGATCAAAACGAAATATCAAGGCTTTCAGGAGATTGGGAAGACTTTAGCTTTAGAGTTGGTCAATCAATAGAGGTTAGAAATCCATCTATCGCAACATTCACGGCGACTATACTTTATATCACGGGTAATGTGATGGGGCTTTCTACTATTGGAACGCTTGCTCCAAGTCAAAGCTTTGGGACTTTAGATTGGTTAAAACTTACCGCGACAAATAACCATGATTCACTCGATTTACTTGTTAATTTCATCGCAAACGGAAGTGGATTAAACACTTCAAGCTTAATTGATGGGGAAAATACAATACTTCGATTCAATGGATTAGACGCCTTATCTGTTGCTGGTTCGGTTTCTTCTATTCAAGTAGGACATAAATCTGGTCAATTCGATATCAGTGGCGAAATAATATTTAATAGTGTCGCTAGCCATGTGCGTAATTACACTTTAACATTCAATTCGTTTCAGGGTGGCGCATATTTAGATTCTAGCTTTATTGGTTCTGAGTGCTTGAAATTAGTAGCTCAAATGCAATTCAAAGTTGTTGAAGGTGAACCGTCAGGAAATCCAATTGTAACCTATAATGAAAGCGCGGATACAGGATATCTTAATCAAGCATTCAACACGGGAATAGTAAACGCAACAATAGTAGACGGTATTAATACGATTGATTACCGAAATCCAACAACTGCAGAATTCACAATAGATTCATCTGCTGCCAATAGGCATTTAGGCGCGCTATACATTCCTTTAGATGGTGTTTATTACAAGAATAATGACTTTTCACAGTCTATTCACTCAATGCAATTAAACGCACATTTACCATATGTTGACGATACTTATTCGAGTGCTTTAAATAATGTAGGTGCTGGATATGATATTGAAATAATCGAACTCGGAACAATTGGAACTGAAACTACTTACGAAATAACATTTACTCCGAATTCAGATTTTACGGCTTTCATGGATGGTCGAGAAGATGGTGATAGAAGATTGGTTATTTACTTCAATTGCGGAACTGTAAATCTAATTGTTTTCGATGGTCAATTAACGAAAGAACCTTTAGTTGCTGGTGTGCTTCCGAATGTAACAAGTCATGATATAATATTTCACAACAATAATACTCAGGATACAACAGGATTGGTTTTGACTCCGATATCCACATATACTGAAGATGATTTAGGTTGTATAATAAAGTTTCGACCTGAAAAAGAAGCTGTATACACAAGATTAGTTTGCCGTGTTGAAATTCATAGCCTTGTTAATGGTGATAAATTCACTTTGGAACAAGCTATATTTGACTTTAATAATGTACAGGTAAGCACTGACGGTATTTATTTACTCAATGAGTCAATAGGTGTTACAAACAATTTGCCTTCAAGCTCAGCTAAAAAAGTAGCTACATTAGTCCGTTATCCTTCAATTGATGTAGGCACAACTTACGGAGTGAAGCTTTACTATCCGTTTATTAATCGTTGGGAATATTGGTTACAGCAAGCGAACGCAGATGTTGCCTTTTATCCAAATCAAAATAAAGATTGGTTTCATTATGCAAATGATGCCGATTGGAATATACGAATAGTAACATCATTAGAAAACGATGAGCAGGCTTTTATTTTCAATAAAGGCTTTTCAATAACTGATTATGATTCAGGAAATCTAACAACTACTATTGAGTATTTCCGTGAAAATGGTGACCCGTGTAGCGCGATTGTTGATGGTGAAATAATGACAATTAAAGCAACGCACACAGGGACAACGCCTTTAAATATTGATAATTGCTGGGGATGGATAAAAGTTGAACCTTTCGAAAGTCAGCCTTATTGGGTTAATTCATCGGTAATCGGTAACGGAAATGATGTAAATAATCCATTATACGATTTAACTATGACTACATTATTAAATTCAGTAATTTTGGAATGTAAATACAACACAAATCAAATGAGTATTGAAAATGGAGTTTCTGTTTCAAGTCGTGCATTTGGAAATGATATTTTCCCCGATTATTGGGAAACTACGGATGGAGGATTTTTTACAGATGATAGTGGTGATAAATGGACTTTAACAAATTAATATTATGCCTCAAATAAATCAATTTGCAACACAAAAAACAACTATTCCAAACGGGAGTTGGATAGGTTTTGACTGGTGGAACGGTACAGATTGGGATACCGTAAAGATTCTTTCTGAAGATTTTGGGACTGCTCTAGCTACTCGAAACTACTTAAATGCTAATTTACTAGCTACAGGGAACAGGTCTCATGACCATGATGAGTATGATATGCTTTGGGGTAAAATGAAAACGTTTACTGCTCAGTCTACAATAGCTCCAACGGGTGCAAATGCTTCATTTAATTGGAAAGCATACGGTAGTTTAGTAAGTGATATTGGTATCCGTGAAGAAACGGGCGCTGGTGTAGCTCGTGAAGTTTATGGTGATAGAAGTCAGAAAAACTTTGGTGATGTCACAATGGATTCGTACAAAAAAGTAATTTTCAACGGTTCTTTAGCGTATATCCGACAGTCTACTGGTTCAAATGGGCTTGAAGTTTATGGAAATGGGGCTTCGCATTATTTTGGATGGAATAATGGACAATATTTAGCTACAGGAAATTTAGATATTGATTCTATTTCTCACGCTAATTCAAACGCTAATTCTTACTTTGCTCAAACAAACGGTAATTACGCTTGGAAATTCGGAAAAACAGGAAACAACGGAGCTATTCGCGGGAATATTACAGGTTCATATACGAATACTGAGATTATCACAATCGACCAAGTAGATGGAAAAACGATATTTAATTTGGCTGGTATAAATATGCCAAATCTACCAACTTCACCAACAGGATTGGCAGTAGGTGATTTATGGTATTTTGGTGGAGCAGTAGGAATAGTTTAAAACAAAACAAAATGATAAGAACATTAGAAGTACAGAAAATTGACCCAAAGAATAGATTTGAGGGAGTTGTGTATATTGAAGCAAAAGATGCTAGACCTTACTCGGACAACAATCTAGTTACGGTACAGAATAATTTCTATACGCTTGAAACTAAAAGAATGCAATTGTATCTTGAAAGAGAAGTTACTGAAACTTACTGCAGTGCATTTGACACAGCGACAGGCGTGAAAACTTTTGACGAACGTACGGTTATGAAAATGATGCCCGCACTAGTTGATGTTACTATGCTAGTTCAATTCGATGCACGTGAAGCGAAGTACAAGAAAACAACTTTTGATGCTAAGTTTGGAAATATTACACCCGCTCAATTCGACGAAGCTTTAATACAAGAAATTGTATATTTAAATAACAAGGATTGGACTGGTCAAGAAATTCAAAAAGTATTATTTTGGAATCTTGGTGCAAGTGATATGAAAATATTGACAGCAGAACAAGTTCAAGCGTTACACACACAAGTTTTTGTTTCTTGGATTGATTAATTATGGCAGATTACAGCAACATACACAAAGAGTTTGTAAAGTCAATCAAACTACCTAGTATCTACACTGAAGAAGATAGAGGACTAGAAAAGTGTTGCTGTAAATTCATTGTTTGGGGTTCAAATGAAAGTGACCCATGGAAACAAATGCAAACAAGTGCATGGTGGAGGGATTCAGATGAAATTAGATTCTACTTAGTTGATAGTAGTGGAAATGAAATCGACCAAACTACAATACCATTCGTAAGCCAACCAACAGCTAAGTACTGTACGGTAGATTGGTCAACAGTTTTATTTGATAACGGAGCGGGTTGTTATGAGTTAATGATTGATTTTTCAGTTTCAGGAATTGAAGGAACGGTCAAATGGGGTGAATATCAATTATTTCCCTACTCACTAAACTTTGCTAGAAAATACTGTCAATTCAGAACGATATTTAACGCAAATCAAAAGTTTGACGGTATTAATTTTATTGGTTCGAATGTGGTTGATTATATCAATTTCGAAGTTGATGTATTTGGTGACCGTGACCCAGCGACCGAAGTAGATAATATCACTTATGAAACACGTGAAACCAAAAGCGTTATTCGTGAAAACGTCAACAAGTATTCGTTAACTACCAAGCTTTTATCAAGTTGCATATCAGATAAATTATTCGATTTACATTTACTTAGCGAAAACAATCTATTTGTTAGTGATTTCGACCCAAGTAATCACAAGCAGTATCTTGATAAAAACGTGATAGTTGATGCAGTTGAACCGCCACAATACAGAAACCCTTACGTAATTGTAAAAGCTAAGTTTAGCGATAAGTTTAAAAATTCGATAACTGTAAACTCTATTTAAGATGAATATTTCAAGACGTTCAAGTTCTATAAATTGTGTTACAGGTGGAAATTTCTCTTTCGTAATGCAGCCTATTGGCACTTTAATGGTTAATCCTATCGGCACAGGCACAGGAACAGCAACTATTTACGTAAGCAATACAGGTGAAGCGGATAGTTACATTAGATTAACCTCAATAGACGAACCTGTAAACGCTAATACCAACGATTACGATTTAACTGAAGGTGTAACTGTAGAGGATTTTTCTTGGGTTTATTTCAAAATGGTTATTGCAAGTGGCGGAACGGGTAGTATGGAATTTTTAATTACAATGAAATGATAGTAGTTAACAATAAGAGCGTTAATACCGATCCTAATTCGGTAGGAAGAAGCAATATGTATATGGCTTCAAATACTACTGCATCTGTAACAACGGGAACATATTATTTTTCGGGTGCTTCAGGATTGGCAATGAGAACAACTATCGGAGGCTTAGGGATGCGTCCTACTCGAAAATGCAGAATAATTGGAGCAAGTTTTACTAGATTTATCGCGAGTACTTTAGGTGACCGTAGCATGGAATTATTTATTAGAATAAACAATACTACTGATTATTCTATTCAGGCACAAGCGGGCACGGCTGTTGAGACTTTTTTCAACAACACCTCACTAAACATACCATTTGACGTAACTGATTCGGCTGTAATAAAGCTTGTTGTAAGTGGAGGTGCTACGAATTCGGCAAACGTCGTATTTTTCGGTAATATCTTAACAAGTTAAATAATTAGTAATTTAGTAAAAACAACAAGTAACATGGCAACACAAGGCAGAGTAGTAGCAACAGATTTGAGCGGATTACCCGTTGATGTAATTATCGATTTAGAGAAACCGATTCAGATAGTAGAAATCCCCGAGGATTTCGAGTTTGCAATAGAAACAAAAGACGAGTATGAAGATGGAGAAACAGTTGAATACATTGGAGCGCGACCGAAAAGGGATTAATATGAGGGGTTCATTTGGCGTATTTGCAATAGGTTTGATAGTTAGCTTCATTCTAATAACAACATGGAATTTAAACCATACGTTTCATTGGATTGAAAGCGGTGATAAGTTATACGGTTCGGGCTTTGCTGTTATCTTAATGGCTTGTGCTTATCACATTCATGCTACAACTAAACAGGGTGCGCGAAAGATTATTACTACATTCTTTCTATTTGTATCACTCAGCAACCTATTGGATGAATTATTTTTCGACCCTTTTTGTTTGAATTGGTTTGAGTATATTTCAGCCTTTATAATCACACCACTAATCTACAAATGTGAGCAATATTTTAATCGAAATAAAGAAGCTAGGAATTGAAATTGTATTTGTTTTGGCTGGAATCGGTGGCGCATTTGTATCTATCGAGAGTATAAGAAATTACAATTGGCGCGAAGTTGCCTTTATTTTGATGCGTGGTGGTGTTCTAGCGACATATCTAACCCCATTAGTCATTGGAGTTGTTAAAGTTTCTGACACAGCTCTTATATCAATTGCGTTTGTAGTTGGTTATATGGGTTTAAGGTCGGTTAAAATGGCTACAGAATTTATAACACGAATATTTAAAAAACAGTAACATGGGAATGATTAAAAGATTTTTCAAAAGAGTAGGGAGCGAAACTCCACCACGTGATAAAAATCACGGAAAAATTTCAACGGTAATCGGTACAACTTGTGCTACGGTATTAGCGTTGGGCTTAGTAGCTAATCCAATCGGAATGATTGCACTCGCAGTCGGAGCAACTGTATTCGGTGGTAAAGCAATTTTCCACGCACAAAAGGTTTTGAAGTAAATAAAATTGTATCTTTGCTTTCTTGGAGATTAAAGCATAATTAAAGTTCTGTTCTTTCGCTGCTCAGCCATGAATAAGAATTTTAGTAAAGCACAAAAAAGCCGTTCGTTACTCGTTCGGCTTTTTTATTTCGTAACTTGCAAAGAAAAAATTATGAGTAACGTAAAATCATACACCGACGAACAATTAATTGAACGGGTTGAATCGCTACCTAGTTTCAAAGGATGGAAGAAAGGTAAATATTTATTCTGCTTACGTTCCAATGAAGATGAGTTTAACAAGTTCGACGACAAAGGTTATCCATTCGAAGTTAAGATTGAAGGACAGCGACCAATAAATAATGGTGTGTTTCCTATTACAACAAATGCTGGCAAAGTTGGGTTAAAAGGATTCGAACAATGGAATTCGAAAGGGTGTGCTATTCTAGTTGCTGACCATATTCAATATGAGTCTCACGTATTTGGACAACACAAGGGTAAAGACGGTTACATTCAAACTTTCAAAGGTGAACAATATCCATATACTCGCGACAATGACAAGGATGAGTTATCCGAGAATTTCGGGAAAGTGTACACAGATAGAATCGGAGCGAATATACACCGTGCTGGGACTAATTCTGAAAACATTGATAGTTGGTCAGTTGGTTGTATTGTGTTTAAAAGGCTTGCGGACTACATGAAGTTCTTGACATTCGCAAACAAGCTACCAATGAACACTTGTATATTGAACGAATTCTAGTATATTTGAACTTCTACTTCTCGGCTATCCTTTGCCGTTTTCGTAATTTTAGTTTAGTTTTTGGTTATAAACGCTCTTAGCAATAGGGGCGTTTGTTATTTAGAATGATTACAAATTACGATTTATTTTAGTAAACATGATTCTAATGTAAATATGTTTCGTATATTTGTAAGGTAATCAAAAACAAAGGAAATGAGAATAACTAGAATGATGGCAGAGAATGCTAGCAAAATGTTGACTAAAGAAAAAGTCGCTAAATTAAATCAAAGCGAGATTAAAGTTAAAGAAGATTTGTGCGCTTATGTATTCAGTAAATTACCTGAACACATTAAGAAAGCGTTTAACGATTCTGAAATCAAACCTTATCTAAGGTGTACGAGTCAAGTTAGATTGATTGGTTGCGGATTCAATTACGATTATTTCAGTGTCGACAAAATACCATTGAAAAATGACGACAACTCGCATTATGTTTCTTTTGAGAATGGCGACAAATTCGGAATGAAATTCTTTAAACAAGTTCAAGACAATAAAATTGAAAAGGCAAGATTAGAAAAACTAGTCCAAGACATTGAGCAAGCTTTGATTAATATGAAAACACTCAAAAGAGTTTCTGTTGAATTCCCTGAAGCAATGGAGTTTTTGCCTAAAAGTGAAATAACGGCTATTTGCGTTAGTGTTGAACCGATTAGACAAGAGTTAAAGAAATAAAGATTACAGGGTTGCGACTGTCTAACGCAAACAGCGTGAATAGTGGTTAGGTCAGGTCATTGCCTCGGTGTTAACGCATCGGGGTTGTGGCGGTAGAAACTAAATAAAAATTATGAGAGAGATACTTTTTAAAGCGAAATCCAAAAGAGGTAATAAATGGGTGTATGGTCATTATTGGTTCAATGCGTTTACTCAACAGCATTATTTAAAATGCTTGACAGAAGGTGGTACTCAGTATGAAGATATTGAAGTAATCCCTGAAACCGTGTGCCAATTCACGGGCTTAACCGACAAGAATGGAAATAATATTTTTGAAGGGGATAAGGTTCGTTACAGAAACTCTACTAAATACTGCGAAGTAATAGGTGATTATTTATCTTTCGAAGGGGTAATTGAATATTGGGTTGGTCAAACTGGTGTAGGTTACAGATATAAATCAGGTAGGTACACAATGATGATTAAAAGAGGTCAGTCTTTTTCTTTCGAAATAATCGGTAACATCCACGACTAATGAAAACTATCTACGCATCACGTGGCTATTTATTCGCGGACAAGGATTTAGCTATAATTTGCTCGAACAATAAGAATGTAACTGAATTGGAAGTGCCTGAAAGCGTTTTTACTTTCAACGGCAAACTTCAAATATCACAAGCGTTAACAGTTCCCAAAGGATTTATATTCGAGGTCACACTTGAAAATGATTTTGATTGCACGGAGATAGTTGATTATTGCCCTGAGTTCGGTATAACGCTTGAAGAAAACGAAGAAGATTGGACAATGGAGTTATCAGAAGCTTTTCCAGTTAAAGGCACGAACTACGAGTTAACTGATTTATCAGAAGGACTGCATGAGGAAATCAAAGCTTG